TTAGGTTTCGTCTCCTCCAAATAGACCGCCAACTGGCTTGAGTTCTATGTCTTGTTCTTGGTGCTGCGCATATTGTTCGTAAGGTGAGCACGTAACATAGAAATTGGACTCTCCACGAGACAGCTGGACGAGGCAATCATCCAGATACTCCATTTGTATGCCGAGCTTGTGAAGAAAACCGTCATCGAGGTAGGTCACACCACGCGGTGTGACCACCTCAAAATGGACGCTGACGTGTATCGAACTTGGCTTGTGCCAACGTTCAACGGCTGACACATAGATACTTTCTGAGTTAGCCAGTGGAAACCATGCCGGAACCGTTCCTATGTCATGATAAGTCCCATTCCCGCAACCAGTACCCGTACAGCCAGAACGACCAGAACCCACGACAGAATTATCCGAAGAAGTTTGCCCAGGGCTCGATTTACTGTGCGAAGACGAAACAGAACTTTGCTGCGTAGTTTGATGAGGCTGCGTTCCTTGCGAAGCTGCCGTCTCAGGATCAGAAAAAAGACCAATAAGCGCATAAATGACATACCCAAATGAAAGCACCATCAGTGCCATAGCTGCTAAGAATTTAGGATTCAGAAAGATGTTCTTCCCAAGTCCCGCTTTAGTGATTTGCCCTGTAACGGTGGAGGCATAGAGTAGGTGAACATCAAGTGGGACTTTGAGGTTGTACACCACATCGTCTTTGCTTGGTTTGGTGACCGTTCTTGTTGGGTCATGTTCTAGGATTCGAGGTTTACGGTTGGAAAAGAAGATCCCATCTTTCCCTTTGTGCTGCTTGGCCAACTCAGCCACACCTTTTAACTCTTTAGGGATTTGAGCAAAGTCGGGCGTGAGCAGGACAATGTCCCAGTTGTAATGTCGGTGCTCCATAAAGGCATTGTTGAAGTTCTCCGGATAGATGATTCGGCCTTGCTCGTCGAAACGTGTGCGTTGGCAATCGTCTATCTCGCCATTGTCCAAACTGGATGTATCAACAGTCAGCCAACGAGACTGAAACAACTCAGAGAATCCTTCGGGTAGATGTGGCTCAAAGTCAGTAAAAGGGCGCTTGTGTATGTTCGCCATTTTAAAGCCTGCATTGGTGGAGTAGATTTGCTGGCACTCATCGATGAGGATGAACGCCCCAATTGGCGCCCAACAGAAGAAGTATTTCCAAAGCTCAAAGCCTTCTGGGTTGCGCGAACTGATGCGGATAAGACGAGCACTATCAGGAAATTTCTCACCCAGTCTTTGCTCGATGACTTCTAAGGGCTGCATGCCATGAATGTTAGTAATACAGATACGACCTTCACGCAGTGCAGGCAATAAGTCGAACCACACTGCACACGCTGATTTGTAAGAGCCGCCGTGACCATATCGAAAGGAAGTTGCCATTAGATCACCAGTTAAAGAAACGCATAACTAAAGAGGTGGCGAACGCATCGAAGATGATGCGAAGGCCAGAAGTAACGCCGTACTCGGTCAGGATGTAACGAACGTCAGAAGGTAGGGCGTTGAAGCGGTCTTCAATCAAGGTATAAACGCCGTATTCTTCGAGTAGCAGCTGCGCTATCTTGAGCGCCATTTGTATCGATGCAATCTTGATATCGAGCCAAACCGAGATAATCCACAACCCGCCATATTCGAAAATATTCTGTATCCAACCAATCACAACGTCGAAGGAATCGAGAAAGGTCTGTCCGATGTTGGCGATGAACTCCAATGCAGAGTAGATGTACTCCATGTTATTTACTCCTATTCCCAAACAGCACCCAAAGAGCAATCAAGGCGCAAATGAACAAGACGACCGGACGAACGTAACCGGACACAGAATCAAAACGTTGTAGACCAGATTCAACTGTTGCGCCTTTAATCGAAAAGGATTTGTCGCTTAATGTGCCGTTGTTAAAGTTGGTGCCGATACTCACCAGCCCTTTGATGTCGTCCACATACGTTTCAATAGATTCTGTCTTGGCTTGGATGGTGTCTTGTAAGTCCATTAAGTCCTCAAACGTGAAAATCTCACCAGTGATAGCAGTGCCTGTTGGCGTGCCAAACTCGGAGCCAGTCAGTAAGCCCTCAATGGAATCCAAGCTGTTATCCATTCCGCTAAGGGAATCACCCAAGCTTTGTAAGTCAGTTCGAACACCAATAGTGGCGTTGGTATTGTTATTAACTGCCGTGGTGATGTCGCCGTTAGCCTGTTGGATAAGGGCTTTGGTATTCTCGTATATCTTGTTGTCGTTGATTTGTTGCTCTTGAATGGCTTGCGTGTTATCAACGAGCGAACCTTTTACCTCAATAACGGCATTGGCTATCTGAGTTTGTGATTCGTTAAGGTCAACGTTGAGGTCATGAATACCTTTGTTGATGTCAGCATTTAACCCTTGGATTGCGGAAACAACTGCCGTGTCTGTCGATTCATCTGTTTCTGGGTCTTCAACGTCTGGCTCTGGGTCAACGTCGTTGGGGTCGAACGTGTTGGTTGAGTCGTCGGGTAGGACACTTGGATCTTCAATCTCGCCCGTTGGATCGTCTGGGTCATGGGTTGGGTCTTCGGCTTGGTCAGGCGGAAAGATAGGTTCATCAGGGCCATTAACACCCCAGAACAAAGTACCACCGTCACACTGTTTTCCCGTGTAAGCGAAGTTCAAGGAACATTGAGAATCCGGTGTGTATTGACCATCAGGCACGCCAGTACAAATAATGGTGGATTCGTTCTTGGTCATTTCGCATCGAGTTGCGCCGAAGTCACCATAACAAGCGCCAGTCACCAGTTCGCCATAAACAGCGGGGTGCCAATGGAGTTTTACAGAACCACCAATAGACTGTTTGAATTGGCAAGCGTCCATACAGGTGCCATCAGGATTAGTACCATAGTCACATTGAGGTTCACAGGCTATCGTTGAGCTGTTAAATCGCTCGCCAGATGGACATCTCGCTCTCTCATATATAACGTAGGTTTCGTAATAGCCTTTATTGTTATAACAATTTGAAGCATATCGGTTGTAACCTAAATCAGTATCGTAAAGCACCACAGAGCAATCATGCACACCACCGTAAAGGTTTTCACCGTAATTCTCATACAAGCATGCATGGACAGAAGAGGGATTATTCCAAGCTCTTTTCTCATAGCACCCCATCATGCCCGAACTTGCATACATTTCTAAAGCACTAGCATTACAAGCAAAAAATAAGACAGAGAAAATAAGGTAACGAAAAGTGAGACTAATATTCATCGCAACAAACCAATAAAAAAGGGAGCCGAAGCCCCCTTGATTAACTGATTAGTGAGTATTGATGCCACTCACAAAGCCGTGGAGAAATGCCCCCGCAAAGGCAACACCTAGAATGATAGCGAGAACATCTCCAAGTAAATTACCAGATAAAGGAGGCATGGAGGCGAACCGTTAGCGACGCAAGAAGCCAACAACCATAGTCACACCAAAGCCCAGTGCAGCCATACCAATCAGACCCGCAACAACCAGTGATACATTGCTTTGACCGCCAGAGACAGCGGCGTTGATAGCGCCCGTAATATCTGGTGTTTCAGCAAAAGCCGGAGAAACGGAAGCAAGCATAAGTGCAGAGCCTACGGCTGTTTTTTTGTTTACGACTGCGTGTTTTACGTTATTTACAACAAGTTCTAGTTTTTTCATAAGATTTACCTTTTACTCATAAGGCGAACAACACGACCCACCCAGTGACCAACGACCATGTTGATCAAGAGCACGCCACTGACATATAGGAACAAGTCACCGTTGAACAGGACTGGATCCTTATATTCTTGATACTCCACCGCCGAAATCAGCACGTAGTCTTGGCAATTGTCGACGTGAGTTTTCGTCGCTTTTAAATTGCCGTACTGGTTAACAACGGTGACGCATACAGACATTTTTTTAACCTTGAACTGATTTCATCGAAGCTTCGAAGTGCTTCTTAATTTCTGGGTCGACAGGGATAAGCGCTGTCACGATGGCACCCGCCAATGGATCTTCTGGATTGATTTCAAGTTGCAACTGGTATTCACGACGAGGAACCAGAGCGCCAGTGCGTTCAAGAAGCAGGGCGTAACTGTGTTCAATCATCAACGGTTGATCCCATTGCGGATTTACGTCACCAGATTCACCGATGGTGCGACGCTTGAATTTCTCCGAGTTAATTTCGCGTAGTGGACGCGAGATATTCAGTTGAGCACTGTCACCACGTGCCGAGTTCCAAGTGATGTCCATGCCAAGAACAAAAACAGATTTAGCCATTTGTTAAGTCTCCAATATGTGAGTCACCAACTTGCCGTAGGTATCGGGGAAGGTGAATTTTGTTCCATCACGGACGAGTGAGCCGACAACGGTTTCAATGTCGCCCTCATGGAATTCGATTAAAGAGTTGAGGATTTTCCCGTACTGGCGACGCATCCAGTGAGCCGAGGCCAACAGGTCTAACGCCGCACGTTTAGTCGGGACAGGTTTTGTATTGAATCTCTTTGCAGTAGAAATCGACGCTGCGAAATCGTTGATGGCCGCGAATGCGCCAGCTGGGTTAAGCAGAACATCGATGTTCCATTTTTTCAGTTCTACTTCTGAGCGATACCAAACCAAACCCGTGTTCGCGAGTTTCTGCTCAAGAGCCTTGTTGTAGATACGCCAGTAAATACGAGAAGTACGCGAGCCAATGGAGTATTGCTCTTTGGTGTAATCAGGACGGCCATCGCGAAAGCCCGCAATCGTATGGTCAACATGTAGAACCGGATTACGACCACGTTCAGCCGTTCGAAATGCATTGTCATTCCAAGCGGTACGCGCATATTCACAATCAAAAATACCGTCATAATCATCATAAGCGAGGTCAACACGCGCCAGAGTTTGAACGCCAAGCACGTTAGTGAGCCAATCATGCAGTGACCAAGGTTGGCGACGAGCAAAGACATGTTTGCAACCCGTACCATTTATCTGGAAATGCACCGTGTCATTGTTGCCGCCAATACCAACAAAGCCGCAGAAGTCTTCACCGTCTGGCGAAGTCAGTTTCATTGACTCGGTATAGAACTGGAAACCCAAACCGCGAGGTGCAGACAATGACAACCCAAGCACTTGATTGGTGAAGATACGCAAGCAATCTTCCAAGTAGTTGCGGTAGCAGATATCAAAGGCGCTGTTGTACGCTTCAATCTCTTCAGCCGTCTTCGCAAGGGTCGGATTAAACTCAGGTGGAGCAGGGAACTTAGGTGCCTTACAGTTACGCTGTAACAGAGATTTAGGCGCTAAACCTTTGTATTCCTGATGCTTATGCAGGCGTTGAATTGCGTTATGACAATGGCGTAAGTCCTTGACTGCAAATGTAAAACATAGGTAGTCAATATGAACCGATTGCTCATCAAACTTCTTAAGGATGTTAGTTGCAGTAGTCATCGAACACCCCCAAATCAACGCGTTCTTGGTAAGTCGTATTGGTGATGGACACCAACTCATAAGACACAAATTGAGACGAAGCCCAAGACTCAAGATGAGACATAGACTTAAGCAAATCCCATTCATCGCAGCCTTTGACCAACACGGAAACCGTGTAATCAGGCAGTAAGTCGAAATAGATGATTTGAGCTTCGTTCATGGACTAAGCCTCTAAACTAGGTTTAGTGACGCTGTCACAGTTTTGATTGTTTTGATTTTCAATCTGTGAGTTAACGGCGTGAATCAATCGACGAGTCATTTCACAATCAGCCAGTGCTCGGTGCGCCGTTAAGTCAGACACATCAACACTTTGTTGAGCACAGGCGTTGGAAAGTGATTGCCATTTGTAATCTTCATGGTGTTCATTCCAAACACCGAAGAACTCGGCGTACCAAAGCATTGCACACTGAGGTACACAGAATTTGAAAAACAAATCGTGAACGGATTGGACGTAAACAGCGTTACAGTGCTTATCCAAAGATTGGATGATTAAGCGCGTATCAAAATCTGAGTTGTAGATGATGATTAGACGACCGTTAAGARACGGAAGAAAGTGATTTGAAAAGACCAAGTGAAAGTCGGGCGCATCTTTAACGTCTTCATTGGTGATGCCATGAATAGCTGTCGCGTCAGCAGGAATAGAACAAGTTGGTTTAACAAGTTCGTTCACGATAACTTTGCCAGAATCCGCACAGATAGCAGTGAACTCAACAATTTCTGCGTCAGAGCCTAAGCCAGTAGTTTCTGTATCGATGATGATCGCATTTTCAGTAGACAGTTTTTTCATAGCAACACCTTGACTGTTTAGAGTGACCAC